CGCACTTCGACGATAGGTTCAGGCACTTTCTCCTCTTTGGTCGCTTGACCTATGCCGCGCTTCAACGGATACTTGTTGACTTGCAGGAGGTACTGGATGCGCTTGCGGATGCGCGCCTTACTCACCCCGAACTCCTTGGCCATCTCTTCAACTGTCGCATCCTCGCGTTTGCGCCTATATTTTACGATTTTGTCGTCCAGCGCCTTATCTTGGTCGGAAACGGCAAACTGCATGAAGAACTCCGCCTCGCCGTATTCGTTGAAGTCCAATTCGCGCTCTTGCAGCACCTCAAAGCTTTCACGCGCCTCACCGAACTGCTGACCGACTTGCGCCAAGAACTCCAACTCATCAGCTTCATCCGTGAACGCCTGCTCTTTCACGCCCAGTAGCTGGTCAACCTGTTCCGGGTTGAGGCCGAAGCCAGCGGTCAGCATCGTGCGCGCCTGTTCGAGTGTGACCTTGCCTTGTGAGTAGTGGCGCACAATACGCATAAGGTTTTGGTACTGCCTCCCTGAAAGCGTCTTGATAGCCTCGTTGACGCCTGCGCTCGCTTCTACGGCCACTTCGCCTGCGTCGGGTGTCGCCTCTGCCAGTGGCTCATAACCCGCCTTTTCGCGCAGTTCATCTTGCGTCAAAATCTGCATCAGCGCCTGCTCGCTAAGTTGTTCAGTGATCGGGTCGAAAGGCTGCAGGTAGAGGCACTCGTAGCCGTTGAATGACGTGAGGTAGTTGATTATGCGCTCGACTATTAAAACGCGGTTCATGATGTAGGTGTTCTTAAACAGCTCAAACGCCTCTGCCAACTCCTTGCGGCCTCCGAGCTGTCCTTCGGTTCTAATGCCAAACAGCATCGGCGAGGTGACGTTGTGCGCAACAAAGATTTCTTCCTGTATCTGCTTGTTGAGCAGGTCAAACTGCTTATCAAGGTCGCTCGGCGTAAGCGACTGTATGCTCGGCGCGTTTTCCTTGCCAGTGCTGAACGTCAGCACGAAGCGCCCTGCGTTGTTTGCGCCGCTGAACTTGTTACGCATCTGCCTTTCAATCTCATCCTTTTCTTCGTCGGTAGGGATGCCATCGGCAAAGTTGATCATCTGCCCGCCCCAAAACTGATTGCGGATGTTGCTTATGTGAAACTTGGCGATTTCAACATCGCACTCAATGTACGCGAGCGCCCCTTGGTAGTTTGGTAGCGGGTAGTGCTTGACACCTGCTGCGTAGTGCCGGTAGTAGAATAGCTGCTTGCCGACGCGGTTATTCGGATCAAACTTCGGCATCCGCTCAACTTCCGCGCCCTTGGGGTACTGGCGGATCATGCGTTCATCGTACCAGTCAGCGATGAGGAACATCGTATCATCAAGCGACACACGCACCTTTTCAAACGGCACGTGTTCGAGGAAGGCGATGCCGCCACCCCTGTTCCATGTGACCGCCAATGCGAAGCCGTTGAACAGCTCAAGGTCTAAAACGAACTTTTGCGTCAGGTCGTTGAGGTCATCGTCTTCGTTGACGTCAGCCATAAACGCCTCCGCCTTTGCCTGCTGCGCCACGGTGGTCTTATCTGCATCAACCGCCCAGCCTTTACCAGCGATGTAGTTGCACTTGCCGTTGATGATCGCGTTGTGCTTGGCGCTTTTCTTGTAGATGTCAAGAAGGTAGTATGGGTAGTCATTCATCTCCCCGAACGTATACAGGTCGTTAGCCTTGCTTTGCAGCATCAAAGGGTAGCGATAGTCCGCCTGTGGGATAAAGCTAAAATTCAGTTTAGTCATAAGAAACGTAGTCGATCGTGTTTGTTGTACTCGTGAAACTGCCCTCCGTCGTTTCAATCATCGCCAATCCTGTTTCAAGGACACGCGGATTCGTCGTAGGTAGCAGGAAGCGACGCATAGCACGCGTATGCCTATTTGTCTGCGATTTGTTATGCTGATTCGCATTGCCGTTGTTCATGTCAACCGTATACGCCTGCGCCGCATCTACCTGCGTCGAACTCCAGTAGCTTTGATTGACGAAGCTACCAAGGCCTGCACTGGCAAGGTTTGTATAGACTTCGGTAAGTTCCTCCAGCGACGGCAGAAACCAGTCGCTAAAACTGTTCAGCACTAAGTCATTGGCAAGCCTCGCGGCTATGCCTGCTGTTGCGCAACCCGCGACAATAGACGCCGTGTTAGCGATGCCTGCACCAATTGTGTTAACAGTCCCTGCGATGTTGACACCTTGACACCCCCACTCTGCGTTGCTCGACTGATCCACTGCCGCCGAGATGTACGCGAATCCGCCATCGGTAAACGTGTATAGGCCGCCTTGCACGAAGTCACCAGCAGCGTAGGTTGTCGGGTTCTCCGTGACCTCGTACCGATATTGCCCTTTCTCCAGTGCGCCCAAGGTGAAGGCGAATTTGTCGTAGCGACTTTCGTAGGACGACAGGTTGTCAATCGCGTTCAGGTAGATGTCAGTGGCTTCCAGCGTCGCCAAGTTCGTCAGCCGCAACCGGTAGACCGTCGCACTGTTCGCGCGCTCCGTCCACGTCACCGCTATCGTGTTGCTCTGGCTCGCCTTGAGGTATAGCATGAAGTTCTTTTATTGAAATATCCCTTGCCACGTTTTTGTACAAATTGAACCTGCGTCTGGTGATTTCATCAATGTCAAATCGCTTCTGCATCTTCGCCGTCAGCCTGTCCGCCATCTCACGCGCCATCGCTGGCTCGTTGATCATAGCCTTCATCGACTTGTACCATTTCTTCGGCTGCTTTTCGTCGACCAGTACGCCATCCCAGCCGTCGGTGATGCAGTCGGCATACATGCAGACGTTGCTGGCGATGATTGCCTTGTTCATCCACGCGGCTTCCGTCACCTTCAACTCCGACTTGAGCCTGTTGAACTTATTGTCGCGAAGCGGTGCAAGCGCAACGTCAACGAAGTTGTAGCCTCCAACATAGCTGTAAATATCAGCAGCCTGTATGCGTCCGTAGTTGTTGTTTTTGCCCTTGTTGCTGAACACCTGTTCGTACTGCTGATATATCGGGTTGCCCTCATTCCACCCGGCAAGGTACAGCATGTATCGCCCTTCCAGCGTGTGATCGTCGCAGAGGCGCGACAGTGGCAGTTCCAGCAATGCCACGTCCTCGGTGTGCTGCGCAGCGCCAAAGTAGCCGAAGCGTAGGCGCTCGCTCTTGGTAGGTTGCGGTTTGAATTGGTCGTAAAGTAGGTGCGGCACGTTCTCGCAGATCGTCACGTTTTTGTTCAGCTTGACGATTTCATCGCGGAGGTACGTCGTAGTCGTGATGACCGCATCCGCAAGCTTGACGTGTTCGGCGACGATTGCAGACATGTTCGTGTCGTGGTAGTGTTTGTAGAAGCTATGCCCTGTCCCCAAGTGCCAATAGTCATCCATGTCAAGAATGATCTTCGCGCCGTACTGTCGTAGGATGTCAGCGACAGGCTTGACCGCCTCAATTGGCCCTGCGATCCAAGTGCGATTATACAGGAACACGTCGATAGTCCGCAGCTCTTCATCGCTCATGGTGCGCACGTCAGCGATGCTCACGAACTCGGCCTCGCTGCCGAACATCTCATGAACGCGGCTGCTTGGCATCTCCAAGCGGTAATAGCTGCACCCTGTCGGATGCTGATTATAGACGATACATACACGCATAGAACAAAGTTAGCCCAAAAAAAAGAACCCTGCGCCACCATACGCAGGGTTCAACAACCAACCAAAACTGATGCTAATATACGCTATCCTTCGAGCGTTTGTGTCGATGAGGTGACAGCGTTTGCCGCGGCAGCCGTAACCTCAACGCATGGCTCTTCTTCCATGCCAGTTAGCGTCAACTCATAGCCGCTTCTATCACCCATCGCCGTACCTGTCTGCGACGTTCCAGCACTTACTTCGATGCCATTGTTCTTGCCAAGTAGCCAATACTTGCCATTTCTATCTTTAACAATAGCCATCATACGCGCCGTAGTCACCAGCCTCAACTCGTTGCGTACAGCCTGCTGCAGCTTGTTGATGATAAGCGTAGCCTCCTGCTGATAAAAGACCGTGCCGTTCTCCGTTGATGCGTTTATCGTTTCCGTGAACTGGCCGACACCTTTCGGCAGTTCGTATTTGTAGAAGCCGCTGACACCTGCACCTGTTGTGCCGCTGCCAACGCTTCCAGTTATCGCTGTCACCTGCGATGACGCGTTAGTGACTATGCTTGTGACCGCCGTGAATGGCGCAAGCCTAATCTCCGTAATGCCGCCGACGCTGTCGCGGCATCCTAATTTATATCCAGTTGTTAGAGCGCAAGCCATATCTATTTCGTTTAGTTATTGACAAAAGAAAAGAAGCGGGGAGGGTTGCCCCTCCCCACGAACTTACGCGGTCTTCAGAGCCGGAGTTGTAGCGTTGTTGCCCAACACCAAGCTGATGTCAGCAGGGAAGGCAATCTGCACGCCGTACTTATACGCGGCTTGGAATCTAACGCTGTCGTTGTCGTACGATGCCCAAATGCGGAATTGGTCTTCGTCGGAGAGTAAGTCCGTGCCGTAAAACAAGTTGGAGAGAGATCCAGCGAAAATACGCTGCGTGTTGTTCAGTCCGTTCACCGCAACGACCTTCATGTTCGTGCCGGGATAGAACATTTCACCGCCTGCAACTTGACCGAGGTCACCCTGATACAAGTTGACAGTGACCAACTTATGCACGAGCATACGATACAAGTCCCAGCCGCAGAAAGCGACCAAGTCGTTGTTGCTGATGACGCGAGTGGGCAGGTTGTTGTAGGCTGTTTCAAAGCCGCTGACAATCGTTGAGTCGCTGAAGTTAGCGCCAAGCTGCGCGGTTACGACGCTGGAAGCACCTGCACCATAGCGTGTCAGCCATAGCAATCCACCACCACCTGTGCGGTTCAACTGCGCATCACCTGATGGCGACGTTGCGCCTACAGCCCATCCTGCCGTTCCTGATACCGAAGCACTTGCAGCGGCAACCGATGGCACTGACTGCCAAATGGCGCGCTCAATACCTTCGGCGATGCGCTTCGCCTTCTGCGTTGCAAAAGCCTGCTCGAATGGCACGCCTTCGTAGTTGCTGCCTTGCGTCAGCTGCGATGCCAGCCAAGCCGTTTCAAGTGAACGAGGGCATAACTCCTCCTGCACCTTAACGCGAGCGACAGTGATTGTACGCTGGCTGAATGTGGTAGTGCCGTCGGCGTTCCACGCACACGCGGTTGCATCTTGGAACACAGCGTCGGTGTCCATGATGTTTAACGCTTCCTGCGACTTAATGCCCACGCGCTTCTGCAATAATGACTGCGTCTTTGCGTCAAATACAGTTTGGGTTATCAGAGGCAGCTTGTTCTGCTCGACGTACCCGGTGATTGTTGCGATTGAAAATGACATAGGTTATTTTTTTAGGGTTTTTAGGGTTTCTTGTACTTCTGCAAGTCTGCTGGCACGGCTCATCTTCACCGACTCCACAACAGCGTCACTTGCTCTCTTCTTCGGTGCAGCCGTAGGCATCTGCGCCAACGCTGACAGCGCCGTGTCAATAGTGCTGAAACGAGCGGCGTTAGCTTCGACCTCTCCGCCCATCTTCGCCATTATCTCTTCAACCTTTGCGGCCAAGGCAGCGATAGCCGCCTCCATAGCTTGCATACGCTCTTCATGCGGATCGGCGGGTGCGCCTTCGCCTTCGGGTGCTACTTCAATCTCTACCTCTTGCGCCTCAACAGCTTCGGGTGCAGCTGGTGCCGGTGCAGCGTCGCCGATCTCGACGATCTTGCCGCCTTCGGTAGTCACAACGCCAACTTCGGGGATTGAGTGCGCGCCATCAGGGGCAGGCAGCAATCCTTCTTCGGTGACGA